CTTTCCTGCCCCCCCGCGCGGCCTGATTGGCGTCTACCGCGCGGGGGGGTCGTCTTTCTTGCTCAGGCAGCGTCAGACCGTGACGCGGCGGCGGGTGACGAGCCCGGCCCCGCGTGGTACGGTGCGCCCATGCCCGACCCGTCCCCCTCCCTGCTGACCCGCGCGTGGCGGTGGCTCACGGCCGCCGAGGCGCCTCTGGTGATCGAGCGGTCGACTGGGCCGCTGCCCATCGCGGAGCCCGACGAGCGGCGCTACACCGCTGGGTCGGACTGGGTGGCGGGGACGGCGACGCCCCCGCTGTACTCGCCCCTGCAGTCCCTCGCGGGCGCCAAGAGCAACCCGTTCTTGTGGGCCGCGCTGCTCAAGGTCAGCGACGCGGCCGCCTCTCTGCCCATCGTCGCGCTTCGGGACCGGCAGACCCCCGAGGGCGTCGAGACGACCCGCGTGGCGTCCGCGGCGCTGGAGCTCCTGCGCCAGCCCTCGCCCGGGGTGACGGGGCTGCGGCTCCGGCGACAGGTGATGCTCGACCTGCAGGCCGCCGGAAACGCGGTCCTCATCGTGCTCCGGGCCCCCGGCGGCGCCGCCACCATGCGCCGGGTGCACCCCGGGCGGGTCCGCATCGAGCCCGGGTCCACCGGGGAGCCCCGGGCCTACCTCATCGGCCCGAGCGGGGAGGAGACGTACTACGACCCGGCCGACGTCATCCACATCGCCATGCCCACCGCCGAGGATGGCGTGTACGGGCTGTGGGGCACCGGGTACGTCGAGGTGCTGCGGCGCGACCTTCTGGCCGACGAGGCCCTGGCGGAGCGGGCACGTCGCAACGGCGCCACCGGCAGGCCGGCCGCGGTGCTCGCGCCCAAGGGTGACATGGGCTGGGACGAGGTGCAGCGTCGGGCCGCGGACATCGCCGTCAGGGCGATGATGAAGGCCAACGACGGCGGGGTGCTCACGCTCTCGGGCGACGCCGAACTCAAGCCCATCGGCTGGGCTCCGAAGGAGCAGGAACTGCCCGCACAGCGCACCTTCCTGCGCGAGCAGGTCATGGCGGTGACGGGCTGCCCGCCCACCGTGATGGGCCTCCCCGGGGCCAACTTCGCCACCTCGCAGCAGGAGGCGGCGCTGTTCTGGGGCCACGTCCGCGACCTCTGCCGTCTCGTCGACGACGCCCTCTCGCGGCTCCCTGCCATGCTCGGCGAGTCCCCGGCGGTGCGCCTCGCGCATGACTTCGGCGGGGTGCCGGAGCTCCAGCCCGACCGCACCGAGCGCCTCGCCAACGTCGCTGCATGGGTGGGCCTCGGCGCCGACCCCGACGACGCGGCCGCATACGAGGGCTTCGCCGACGCGCCAGCCCTCTCGACTTCTGACGACTCAGCGGCCCCGCCCGTCTCCGGTGCTCCAGCGGACGCGGCGGGCGGGGCCCCTCTCTCCCCTGACGACGCGGCCGACCTCATCGCGCAGGCCCGCGCCGTCATCTCTGCCGCCGACCCTGACGACCCCGACGAGCTCGACGCGCTGACGGAGGCGCAGGACCTCGCCCGGATGGTGCTCGACGCTCTCGACGGCGAGGGCGCCTGATGCCGTGGGACGTGCCCCAGGGGGCCCGACGCGCGGCCCGGCGGGGGCTGGACCTCCGCAAAGCCGGGCACCGCGGTGGGACCGCTGAGGGCGCGCGGACGGCCTCGGCGCTGGCGAGCGGCAGCATCGGGGATGACCTCGCGCGGAAGCTGGTGCGGTGGTTCTCCCGCTTCGGGGGAACGCTCGCCACGGAGGCCCGCCGCAAGCCCGGGTGGGGCTCCACGACGGACCCGAGCCCCTTCTACGTCGCGTGGCTGCTGTGGGGCGGCGACGCCGGTGCAGCGTGGGCCCGCCGGCTCCGGCGCGATGACGAGCTCTTCCCCGATGGCTGACGGGGCCGCCGTCCGGCGTCGCGCGCTTGACCGGCACGCCCGGGCGCTGGCCCGCGAGTGGCGCCGGCTCCTGGGCGAGCAGCTGCGGAGGTACCAGCGGCGGCTGGCCGACACCCTCCCCGCCGAGCGGTCGGTGCAGCGGATGCTCACGGCCGGGGACTTGGAGCGCATCCTCGCCGGGCCTGAGGAGGTGGCCCGGCTTCTGGAGGACTTCGGCCGCGAGGTGCTTGAGGCCGCCATCCGCGAGGCCCTGCGCCGGGAGCTTGCCGCTCTCGGCAGGGCCGCCCTCTACGACGCGCTGACCGTGGTGCAGGCCGCTGACCTGCAGCTCGGGCGGATGGTGGTCGAGGTCAGCGACTACACCCGGGAGCGCGTCGGCATCGTCGTCTCCGAAGGCATCGAGGCCGGCGCATCGGTGAATGACATCCAGAAGGCCCTGCAGGAAGACCAGGGCTTCAGCCCCATGCGGGCCCTCCGCATCGGCCGCACAGAGTCGGCCCGCGCGCAGACGGAGGGGCAGCTCGCGGCGTACCAGCAGGCCGTGGCAGACGGGGTGGACTTCGAGGTCGAGTGGTCGAGCGCCGGCTTCGGGGAGCGCCCCGAGCACCGCGCGCTGGATGGGCAGCGGGTTGCACCCGGCGGCCTCTTCGTGGTACCCATAGGCGCAGACGTGGAGCCGCGCTATGTGGGCGCCACGGCCCCCGGCCCGGCGCTGTTCGCGCAGCCCGGGCTAAGCGTCAACTGCCGGTGCACCCTCGTCCCGCGCGTGCGGAGGCCCCCCGAATGACCACCTACGCTGCCGTCTCAGCGCCCCCCGGCCTCGTGCTGCGGCAGCTCGCCCAGGGGTCAGCCCGCGCTCTCGGCGCGATGGCCGAGGCTGCTCGCGTGTCAGAGCGGGACATCCCCGAGGTGCTGACTCGCGGCGCCGACTGGGCCACGCTGCACACCATCGGCGACGCGCTGGGCATTCCCGACCAGCGGCTGCTCGGGACAAGCCCGACGGCTACGGCTTCGTGATGTCCAGCGCGGCCCCCGACCGGGCCCGGGACATCGTCCAGCAGGACTGGGCGCTGGAGGAGTTCCAGCGCAACCCGGTCGCCCTCTGGGCGCACCGCTACGACGAGCCCGCCGTGGGCGTCTGGCGCGACGTGGCCGTGCGCGACGGCGCCCTGCGGGGCACGCTGGAGCCGCGGCCAGTCGAGTCGTACCCGATGAGCGTCACCGTGGCCGCGCAGCTTCGGGCTGGCACCCTGCGCACCGTCAGCGTCGGCTTCCGGCCCGGCGCGATGATGTGGCGCGGCAGCCCGGACCTCAAGGGCTCCGAGCTCTACGATGAGCGCGGCGGCATGGTCTACATGGCGCCGGTGCTCATGGAGTGCAGCCTTACGCCGATGCCGATGAACCCGGACGCCCTCGCCGACGCGCAGCGCGCCCTCCCCCTCTCGCCGGCGCAGACCATCCGCGCCGCCGTCGCCGAGACGGCGCACCCGCTGGCGCACCTGTTCCCCCGGCCCCGCGCGGGCCACATCCCAGGAGGCCCCCATGGCCGCTGACCTGACGCAGTTCGCGTCCCCCGAAGAGCTTGCCGCATGGGCCTCCACCCAGGGCAAGAAGCTCGCCGCGCTGGAGAAGTCCGACGCCGAGAAGGCCGTCACCATCGAGCGCATGGCCGCGGACCTCAAGTCCGCGCAGCAGGCGCTCAGCACCGTGGCCGCGCAGAAGGCCGCCGCGCCCGACCTGTCCGGCAGCGACCGCGACCTCGCCGCGTTCGTGGTCGACGGCCGCATCGTGGCCCGGTCCTTCGACAAGGCCGACTCCCGCGTTCGTGCCCGCAGCCTCCCCGGCCTGCTCGACTCCAAGCCCATCCACCCGTGGCAGGCCGAGTTCCAGAAGGCCGTCGAAGACCACACCCTCGCCATCACCGCCATCCACGGCGCGGCCGCCCTCGGCTCCGAGGACATCATGAAGGGTGGGTGCCGCCCCACCTACGAGGCCATCCAGGCCGTCTGGCGCCGCGCCCCCGAGGGCATCCGGCGCGCCTTCGACACCGCGACCGGCTCCGGCGGCGACTTCATCCCGACCCCGCTGCTCGCCACCCCGCTGTGGCAGGTCGAGGAGTACGACCCCGACGGCCTGCTGTCGCTGTTCGAGGAGACCAACATCACCTCGAACAGCGTCGAGCTGCCCCTGGGCACGGCCTACCCCGTGCCCTACAAGCTGGTGGGGCAGACCGGGGACAACCCCGCGGCGTTCAACAAGTCGTCGGTGGGCACCGACAAGCTCACCATCACCGCCAGCGGTCTGGCCGTGATGGTGTTCCTGCACGAGGACGCCTCCGAGGACAGCATCGTCCCGGCCATCCCCTTCATCCGCGACTCGATGACCCGCAGCATGGCCATCGGCGAGCGGCTCTGCGTGATCAACGGCGACACGGCGGCGACCCATCAGGACGCCCTCGCCTCCTGGGACCCCGCGGGCATGTTCGGCTCGGTGGCCGCCTCGGCCGACCACTACCTCAAGTCCTGGCTCGGCCTGCGCGCCCTGTCGCTGGACCAGTCGCACGGCGTGGACCGGTCGACCTTCTCGACCACCACCCTGGCCAGCGACATCGCCAGCCTGCAGGGCCCCCGCGGCGGCCGCGGCGACGTGGTCATGGTCACCAGCTGGCAGGGCTACCTGACCAAGCTGGTCAGCATGACCGGCATCGTCAGCGCCTCCGACTACGGCAGCAACGGCCCCATCGTGCGCGGCGAGGTCGCCAGCATCTACGGCGTGCCGGTCATCGTCTCCGACGCCATGACCGCGGACCTCAACGCCAGCGGCCTCTTCGACAACTCGACCACCACGAAGACGGGCGCCCTGCTCTTCAACCGGCGCCTCTACCGCCGCTTCGTGCGCGTCGGGACCTCGGTGGACCTCCAGCGGGACATCACCGTCGGCGGCAGCTACCTGCGGGCGCGCAACCGCCGCACCTACCAGAACCTCGGCAAGTCGGGCCAGAAGACGGTCCGCTACCTCTACAACCTCTGAGGCCCGGAGCACCCGATGTTCATGACCCTCATCTTCCCGCTCGACCAGAGCACCGCCGGGACCGCCGAGACGGTGTACGCGATGATGCCCGTGGGCGCCTTCGCCAAGTACGCCGTGGTGGGCGCCACCTTCGTGCCCGACACCAACCGGACCGCGTCGGACACCGACTACGCCACCTGCGCCGTCAAGGTCGGGTCGCAGTCGCTGGGCTCGTTCACCACGCAGACCACCGGCAGCGGCGGCACCGGCAACCTGACCGCCGGCACCGGGCTGGCCTTCACGCTGGCCAACGAGGAGGCGTACCCGCACAGCGCGGGGGCCTCCCACATCAACGTCGCCGTCACGAAGTCCGGCAGCGGTGTCGCCCTCACCGGCACCGTCACCGTGCTCATCGAAGCGGTCCGCGCCTGATGCTCGCCGCCCCCGTCATCGACCGGGCCATGCGCTCGCCGGTGGCGGGGGCTCTGCCGTCTGTGGCCGGCGACCCGTCCGAGGTCTGCCGGCGCATCGCCTCGGGGGCCCTCGACGGGGCGCTCGGGGCGCTGCTCTTTGCCGCGCCGCCGTCCCTCTCGGCGGAGGTGCGGCACGCGCTGGAGGAGCGCCACCGGGCGCTCGTGATGCTCGCCACGGGGGCCCCATGCCGGTGATCTCAGCGGCGACCGTGCGGGCTCAGCTCAC